CGGATTCCAAATTTTTTACCGCCTGATCGAAATACGACTCCTTCAGCTCCACACCAAGGCCGCGTCTGCCCATGATAACAGCCTGATAGGGAACTGAGCCGATGCCGCAGAACGGGTCTAAAACGATGTCGCCGGGGTTCGTCCACAGGTCGATGCACCGTTCAATGAGATCAAGCTGAAGAGGGCAAATGTGCTTTTCGTCCTTCTCGTCCCGTGCGGATTTCCGCTGGAGGGTGTTGGACTGACGGATATCCATCCAGACAGGGGAGGCGTACCGCTGCCACACATTGACCGGGAACGTCTCGTGCGTATGGGGGATCGGTTCCGGATTCTCCCCAGGCTTACGGAATGTCACCACATAATCCGGGATGCCCTGGCGGCTCATAGCACTGTCCTTGCGGATCTGCTTATGGAGCAGACCCAGCGCCTTGGTACGCTGCATCTCAGTCACGGGATTTTTCCAGACACAGACCTCAGAGTGAAAGATGAATCCGCAGGCGAGGAACATCCGAATGATATCGCCGCGAAAATCTTTCAGGCCGATAAACCCGTCCCGGCTTTTCATGGCGGGGAGGTTCATGCAGTGGACGGACACCAGGCGACCGGGCATGATAACCCGATGGAGCTGGTTGATCAGATAAGTAAAATGCTGCTGGAACTCTGCGTCGTCTTTGCAGTTTCCCATATCCCGATCGCTGTCGGAATAAGTATAGAGGCTGGCAAAAGGCGGCGAGAAAACGGAGTAGTGGATGGAATTATCGGGCAAGCCCTGCAACACATCCACACAGTCCCCCTGGTACAGGCTGAATTTGCTGTCGATCCGCTGATTTAATACTCTGTTCATGCGCTAATTTCCTCCCATGCGGGCAGGATCATTCCTGCCTCCGGTTTATATGGAGTTGCCATACGGCAAGTGCTCCTGAGTTCTTTCTTTGTAATTTCCTTGGTCTGCTCGATCATAGCGGTGTGCATCTTGTCACAATCGCGCTGTTTGCGCTCGATGTTCTCCTTGACACACCCCTCTTTACTGGAAATCACAATATACACATCTACGGGCTGAGTCTGTCCAAACCGCCAACAGCGACGGACGGCCTGATAATACTGCTCATAACTGTCGCTCAGACCGGTGAAAATCATCTTGTGGCACTGCTGCCAGTTCATGCCAAACCCGGCGATGGACGGTTTTGTCACCAGACACCGATATTTTTCCGCAGAAAAACCAAGCATGGCATCGCTTCGATGAGATGCTTTATCGCTGCCCTTTACCTCCACGGCGTCTTCGATCATGCGGGTCAGCGTTTCACTCTCCGCGTTGAGATCGCACCAGACAAGCCACTGGTCATCAGAGTTGTTCACCAGCTCCGCCGCCGCTGCGCACCGCTGTTCCAGACTGTCTTTTCTGGCCTGTCTCCGCTCAGTCAGAGAGAGCGAGGTGCTGACCGGTTCCAAACCGTCTGCGATGATCTCGTGAACGCGAAGCTCCGGCAGATTATACCCCTCCGCGTCATATCCCAAGGTGGCAGGGCTATCCAGAACCACTGCCCACGATCCCATCCACTTCCAGAAGATATCCTGCGCGTGGCCTTTGAGCCGCCATTTGGAGGTCTGTCCGCCGTCGTGGACGAAGAACATGGCAAGCATCTCCGTGTAGGACATGATGCCCAAGAACTCCGCATGATTGCCAAGCTCCATAAAATCGTTGGGCGCTGGTGTGGCGGTACAGGCCAGCCGGAACGGGGTCTGAGAGAAAAAGTCGATGATCTGGCTGCGAACTTTTCCGGTAAACGACTTCAAAATGCTGCTCTCATCCAACACAACACCGGAAAACTCACAGCCTTGAAATTTATCCAACTTTTCGTAATTGGTAATATTGATACCAGGCTTAACGTCCGATGCGCTCTCGCAGAGGTTGACGGTAATACCGAATTTCTCTCCCTCTCTTACCGTCTGAGTGGAGACGGTAAGAGGAGCGAGAATCAGGACAGAACCTCCCAAGTGGTCGCAGACCTTTGCGCTCCACTCCAACTGCATAAACGTCTTGCCAAGGCCGCAGTCTGCAAAAATGGCGGCTCTGCCCTTGGCAAGCGCCCAGCGAACCACGTCCCGTTGAAAGTCATACAGGCACGGATTGAGCTGACAGGTATCTACCTGGATACTCTCATTGTGGATGGACGCGGTAGCCTTGGCACTGATAAAATCGCTATACTGCACTGCTTGTTATGCCTCCTTATGCTTGTTCTTGAATCGTTCCAAACACGTTGTCATCGCTCTCTCGATCTTCAGCAATCAGCTGAGGCGGGAGCGGCAACGGGTCTTTATATTCTTTTTTATCCCAGGAGAAACGACGGTCGTACTCCTCCATATCCCCAAAAAAGCGGCGAGACGCGGGGTCGTAGTAAAGGCCAACATCAATATTCTGCCGGCCAAACATACGGTCTTTTACAATCGTTACAATTACATCGTATTTGAGTAACTGGCGACGCCGCTCTGAATACTTTGCGGCGTTCTCCCGCTCGGCGTCCGTCACACGGCGCAGTCCGATGGTGCGGTGCGCCAAATTCACGATGTTGCTGGTGCCAGCGATATCGTAGATCCCCACATTGGTGCTGGCGTCCATCTTCCGGGGATGACAGACGAGAATTACGGCCACCTGATACTTTTTCGCAAACTCAATGAGTTTTTTGATCGTCTCGGTCTGAGAGCGAAGCTCCTCCTCGCTGGTTTCAGTATCGATGCACATGAAATTGTCCAGAATCAAACAACGGGTGCCGTATTTACGAACCGTATCTGTCATGGAAGAAATGAGCTTATCCAATGTGTTGTCGTAATCATCGCGGTAGATGTACCATCGCCCTTTATAGGCCTTATTGATCTCCCCCAGGGCAGAGGTGGAAATCTTCTTGTAGGGATTCCCCCGACGAGATATGGCGTCGGTCATATTCCGGGGGCCGGCAAAAATATAGTTGAACCAGGATTTTTCCACACCGTTAGGAAGTTCACCGCTGAAAATCCACGCCCCAATATCGTGGTCAAGGGAGTTGCACATCAACTGGGTAAGAAGACTGCTCTTGCCGGCACCGGGCTGTCCGCTCACAATGGTAAGCGTTCCAAAAAAGAGCCGCATCAGCTCGTCGTCGATGGCTTTCAGGCCGATGGTCACTCCATCCACGTCCTCATACTCAGTTGGCTCGATATCAGAGAGGTCAGCTACAGAGGGAACGGGAGAATCTTTGGCATCCAAAATCAGTTCCAGAACTTTTTCTTTGCCGCAGGCATAAAGGATCTCGTTCAGGTCTTTTGTTACCCGCCCGCTATCCCCGATGGGGATTGCAGGAACGTCTACCACCTTTGTCCGCCAACTGCCCAGGCGGGGGACGCAGTCTTTTTGCATTTTTACGCCGGCATCATCGTTGTCAGCGCAAATGATGATGCTGTCAAATTGGTCGAGCCAATCCAGATTTTCGTCGATCCAATGGAGGTTCGAACTGCCCAGAGGAACGGACACTGCATTTTTGAAACCCGCCTCGATCGCGCTGAGGCAATCAGGTTCCCCCTCACAAATCAGCAGCGGTGAGTTTACGTTGATGCGGTTCATGTTGAACAGCAGAGGCATGGTATCAGACCCTTGCTGGCACCAGCATTTTGCCTGTCCGTGTTGGACTTTATGGGACGGTTTGTATTTCACCATTGTCAATACGTCGTTTGTATCGTAATAGTTAAACACCACATTGCCCTCGGCATCCTGCCGCACGTCCGCATAGTCCAGTGTCTCAGGACTGATTTTGCGCCGTTGGAAATATGCATACACTCTGGATTTATCAGTACAGGCAACTTCGTGCGGGTACTTATAATGACGCTTTGTTTTTACCCCCAACTCTCCAAAAGAGTAGGGAATTTCGGCAAGCTCGAAGAGCTTTTTGCAAGCCTCGGCGTAAGTCGCACCCTTATACATAAAAACATCCAGAATGTCATAGCTACGGCCACAACTGCCGAAACAGCGAAAATTGAATGCTTTTTTGTTGTAGATGAAAGAAGCGTGATCCTCCTGATGAAAAGGGCAGCGGCACTTCATATTTTTCTCGTCGAAGTCAGTGATTCCAAGCTCTTGAACGATGATACGGGCATTTTCATCCCCGAGTTTTTCTTTGGCCTGTAAAATTGCTTCTCTATCAATCTGCACGGATTAAATCACCTCGTTTTTTCGGCAGCCCGCCCACATTTTTGCGGACGGGCTTTATCCGAATAAAATCCGTCTTTTATTCCATAAATGATGCTGAATGTTCGCAGTGCTCACGCACAGAGCACAGGTGATCACAAAAAAAATGATCAGGTTTAGCCGGAAAACTTTCGGCCTTGTAGATGTCGTCGATGGAGCGGAGGAACCAGTCGATGTCTTCCTGAGCAGTTACAATACTGAACGGCTCCCTATCCAAAACGCCCTCGCGGAACTTGTTAAACCAGAGTTCCCGCGGCCACTCGCCATAGACCTCCTTGACCCGTACTGCGTACAGGTTCAGTTGGCGGAGATATTTGCGGCGCTCTTCGTTGGACTTCCACTTACCCCGGCTTTTGTGGTCGCATACGATCAAACCGGATTTGCTGCGGGGCAGCAGGTCGATGACACCGATCACCGGCCTGCCACCCAGCGTTGAGGTGTACCGATCTTCCACGGCAAGCACTTCTTCTTCGTCCCCCAGCTGTCCGCCGAAGGTATCAAAGTATTCCATGCCGCGTTCGTAGTAACTGTCCTCAAGTCGAGGGAATGGAAATCTTTCTGTAACTGCCCTGGAATATTCCTTCTCGTAGAGGCCGGACAAGTCCCACAATTCGACCTGCTGGCGGAAATACCGCTCTAAGAGCGAGTGTGCCAAAGACCCCCACTGTGCAAAGGCGTTTTCTACGCGATCCATGCACTGGAGATAGGTAAGGTCAAACATACGTGGGCACTGATCAAAGCTGTTGACGCGAGAATATGACCAGTCCATAGCATCCAGAAGAAATGAATTATCCATTAGAAGGGCAGATCTCCGTCATCCTCGCTGGTTTCCGCGAAATTACTACCCTGAGCAGGAGAAGTCGTACCGTAGCTGGCGGGAGCGGGAGTGTTATCAGAAGACTCGGCGTCTTTCTTGGTATCGCCGAAGTAGACATTCTCGGCGATGATATCAACGGCGGAACGCTTGACCCCCTCCTTGTCGGTATAGTTGCGTTTCTGCAACCGCCCGACGACGACGATCATACGGCCCTTACCAAAATACTTTCCGACAAAATCCGCCGTGGAGCGCCACGCAGTCACATCGAAGAAATCCGTCTCACGCTCATTGCTCTGCTTATTCACGATGTCGCGGTCACAGGCGATCGAGAAGCTGCACACAGAGACATCGTTGTTGACTTTCCGGATCTCAGGGTCGCGGGTGAGACGGCCCATAACAATTACTTTGTTAAGCATTCTGTTTTACCTCCAGTTTTTTGATCTGCTCGGCCACTTTCTGAGCCGTAGCGATATCCTTGATGGCGTTGGGGTTCTTTACACCGGCGACGCTCTCAATGACCTTATAGATGGATTCCTTGGAAACACCGGCCCCCAGCTTATCGGCGACAATGCTCAGAATCGACTGCTTTACATCATCCAGATCTTGTTCCTTCTTCTTACGGGCGGCGCTGGAAAGCTCTTCGCCCGTCCACAGGGACAGACCCAAACCGTGCAGGGCGGCACATTTGACCAGACAGCGCTTAATAGACTTCTCTGCGTCGGCGGATGTGAGCGCATCGATAGGGATGGACTTATTGCGGAAGTCCATAACGGCCAAGGACTCCGTTTCAGTTTGATCATTGATTGTAATGGACACTTCCACCCAGGCAGTCTTGCCGTCCGTATGGTAAATACAGCCGTCTGCGGTCTTGTTGGTGGTGAACTTGGCATTAGGGAACAAACTCTTGATGATCATCCATGCCTTAGACCAGGGCAGGTAGACGATCTTATCCTTCTTTTTGAGATGTTCCGTAATGTCGTACTCATTCAGGATTTGAAAAACGCTTTTCTCCATATTAACCTCCGTTGATTTACTTTGTTGCTAAATATTGATATCTATGGGAGGGACGTCCCCTCCCATAGGCATATCACTTACTCCTCAATGATTTTGAAGTAAACGTCGGTTCTGCGATTCAGATAGGCGTCGGAAGAACTGGGATCGGCGACCATCTTCGTGTTGCCATTGCCGACAGAAATCAACCGGTTAGGATCGACACCGCAGGCGATGAAGTATTTAGCCACGGCCTTTGCACGCTCGGCAGACAGCGCCTGTCCGGAATCCGAATAGTTGCGAGCGTTGATATTGCCCTCAATCTGAATAATTGCGCCGTCCAAGGTATTGGCGATTGAGACAAACTCGTCCATAATGGCATACGCCTCTTCAGGATTCTTAAACTGAGCAGTATCGGCCACAAACTCCACAGTCATAGATTTGGTCAGCAGAGCTTCATAATTGACGATCTCCTGCTTCTGCTCCTCGGTCAGCTCCACCGATTCGCCGGTATAAGAAGAGGTGGAGGAATACTTGCTTGCCAGAGGCAGCAGATACTGGTTGTCGAAGAGCGTCATAGCAGACTTACGATTGACTGTTTCGCCCAGAGATTCCCAAATATCGCACATATCAGAGAAAACAGCGGGAGCGGTAGAGTCCAACGTCTCCTTATTCTCAGCATATCCCATCAGTTCGGCGTCGCCGCACTGCGCCATAATCTCCTCATCGGAAACGCCCGCAAACATGGGCATAACGGCGCGGATGTAATCAAATTCGGTCGTGTACAGCTCATTAGCCTGGAAAATGCCGTCGATAAACGCAGTTACAACATCGGAATTTGCCTGGGCAAAATCAGAGCGGAACACGATGCCGTCCATAATCAAGCTCTTAGAAGCTGTGGTGGAGAACAGAATATGAGCGTCACTATTTTCAGTCGCATAAGACAGGTAGGGTTGCCACGTAGCGGCCACATCCAACTGGCCGGCAAAGAACGCCTCGCCTGCCTCGGACGCATCGTCGAAAAGGATCATGTTATTGATAATGGACTGCTTATCAGTATCGGAAAGGTCGCTCTTATTGACAAACCACGCCACGAGTGTCTGAGCTTCGCTAAACCGGGGGACACCGATCGTCTTGCCCAACAAATCATTTACGGTATTGATTCCAGACTTGGCGATGATACCGTCGCCACCGGCAGAGTAATTGGTGAAGACGGGCATGACCACATCCAGGCCGGCTTCCTCAAATTTGCCGGACAAAAAAGCGGTACGGTTGGTGGTATAACCCGCGGCATTCAGTTCTCCAGTAATCAGGGCATTACTGCTGGCGGTAGCATCATTGATGATATTGATGTTGACCTTAATCCCAAGCTCGTCGAAAATAGAACCGGGCTGGGTCGTCAATCCCTGGTTTGCGTCGATAATGGGTTTCCAGCCGATCCACTCATCCAGAGACAGGTTGATCACAGGATCAGAGGTGTCCGTCTTACTGGCGGAGAGCGTAGACGAAGAGTTTTGAGTGGTCGTACCAGATTGGGTGCCGGCAGCGGCAGGCGTATCGTCGGCCAGGTTGGTTTTGTAGTAGTTGTAGCCAAAGCCACCAATACCAGCCAGGAGAGCCAGTACGATGACAAAGATCACCATACGGCCAGCGGTGGTGAGTCGCATTCTTTTCATAGTGAGTTACTTCCTTTCCTCTTTTACTTTAGATCTGGCGGTATCAAATGTGATTCCAGATCGCGGAGCTTGAATAGACGGCCTTGTGCTGTATTTTTCAGTCAAAGACTGCAGGTAGGCGTCTGACTGGGCTTTCGCCGCATTTTTCTCAGCCATAGACATTTTCGTGGCGGTGCGGCTTGCGTGAACAACGATCGCTCCATCAACCTCTTTGCGCAAGTCCTCCGCACCATCCCTTACGCTGCCAAGCAGCTTATCGGTTGCAGAATCGCGGCGCAGCTCGTCCAAATCGCCCAGGAGGTCTTTCATGTTGCCTCGAAGCTTCATTTCCTCCACGGTTATTCTGCTCTGTTTCTTCAATTCACGGAGCTTCTTGTCATACGCCTCATAGACACTTTTGGCCTCTTTGACCATTGGGTCAAGCTCTTGCAGGTATCCCTCTTTCTGGGAAATTTCAAACAGGATCTCTTCACGCCGGCTTGAAAAGATGGCGGCATCCGCCATATTGCCAGATCTGACCAGAGATTCGCACTTTGCTTCGGTGTCCTTCAACTCAGCGTACAATTTGTTAATGGACTTTTGAACTGAGGACTGTTCCCCAACAAATCGGTTGAGAGTATCGCCGGCCTTGTTGTAGCGATCCTGTACTTCCTCAATGGCCTGTTGGTAGACGGCTTTTGCACCTTCGGGTGTCTTTGCCATATCCTCCACAAAAATGTTGAGGAATCCTCCAACAAGAACCTTCAGTTTGCTACGGACGCCGGGGAAAATAATCAGAGCGAGCACAAGAACGACCGCTGCTGATCCAATCACAAAGTTCATTACTGCGCTCCCTCCTTATCAGCAATGCCGGACGCAAATTCCAAAAGCTGTTCAACAGCTTCCCTTTCACGATGGATGGCAGCACTGGAATCGGACGTCTTCTGCTTGGAGTCCTCGATCCGAGCCTCCGCCTCCTCAATGAGGGATTTCAGATGCTCGATATCCGCCTCGGCTTCTGCGATCAGCGCCTCGTTTTCTGCCTTAATGCTGTCCTCGGCAGCATCCAGAATGCGGACACGATTCTGGCCGTCTTCGACCAGATCATTTACATTGATCCCGTTCACGGTGAGGATGCCGGCGATAGACGCCTGCTTTTTGGCCTTTGTCATCTCCTGAGGCAGAATGTCAATATACGCCTTGATCTTGAAAATCGAATTGTCGTCATTGACCTCTCCTTGCTGGTAGATAGAGGCGATCACATCCTCATAGGACACCTGCGTGGCATCGATTGCCGGCATCTCGGGCTTATACAGAGGTTCAACCACAGGCTGCATGGGAATATTGGGCATCCCTTCATACTCAGTACGAACAAGCCCCATACGCTCAAACAGATTTGGCATGGTTTGTTACAGCTCCCTTCGAGTCAAATTTGATTATTTGATCGCACATTTTAATCGCTTCATCCTGGCTGTGCGTCACCATGATGATTGTGTTGCCCGTCGCGGCATGGACATCTAAAATCAACTGCTGCATCTTGCCGCGGGTTTTGTCATCCAGAGCAGACAACGGCTCATCCATCAGGAGATATCTTGGCTTGACGTACAGTGTTCTTGCCAGTGCAAGGCGCTGCTGCATACCACCCGACAGTTGAGACGGCCATTTGTCTGCATACTGATCCAATCCCACCGCCGCGAGTACCTTGATCGCATCGCTGCGGTCACGGAGTTTTTTGTCCCGTTGGGCAATCAGTACATTGTCCGCACAAGAGAGCCACCCAAAGTTGGAATAGCGCTGGTGCATCATGTACACGGGGTTTCTGTCGGCGTTTCGATAGACAGCGCCGTCAATAACCACCTCGCCGTGAACAGGTCGAAGCAGGCCGGCAATCGTTTTGAGCAAAGTTGTCTTTCCAGCACCGGATTTTGCCAAAATGCCGTAAATCAAACCGTCGTCAAAACTTTGATTGATATGCTCCAGAATCGCTTCGCCGTTGTAGCCGATGGACAGCTCATTCAACTGGATCATCACAGTACCTCCACTGGAATGTCTTCCTGATCAGCAGGTTCCCCAACTTGTCGAAAACTGCACTGAACAGCATGATCACAATGATTGCTCCAAAAACCACGGCGGTACGGCCTCTGGCGGAACTTACATTGATGATAAACCCCAGTCCATACTTGGCGTTGGTGGCCTCCACCACAGCGCAATATGTCCAGCCGATACCGTACATCATAAGAGCTGTACTGAATATGGAGGGCAGTGAGGCAGGGAGGAGGATTTCTTTGATCGTCTCCCAACTGGTCATTCCGATCGTCTTTCCGGTATCCATCAGATCCTGCGGAACCTCGTTGAAGCAGAGCAGGATAGACGGCAGCAGGTAAACAAAAGTGGCGATAAACAAGAAAGAAATCTTCATTTGCTCACCGATTCCAAACCACAGAATTAGAAGCGGGGAGAACGCAGTCACCGGTACAAATCGCAGGAGAGAGACAATCGGCATGATCGTCTCTTTGATGGGCTTTACACCGTAGATCAAGAGGGAAAGGGGAATTGCCACCAGCATAGAAAGGGCAGATGCGCCCGTGATCCGAAGAAAGGAATACAAAAGCCCTTTCTGTAACTGGCCTGTCTCGACCAGTCCCACAATGGCCTCCCATACAGCGACAGGGGCGGGGATAAACAGTGGTTGCGTGAAGCATGAGGCCATATACCAAACGGTAATAAAGCACACCAACAAAACCGCTCCCCGTATGCAGTTCTTGGTGTGCTTTTTGATAGATTTTTTCATTTTATGACCTCTTCTCACAGATCATCTTCGCCCAGAGACTTCATCATGAAGCAAGTGTCGCAAAAACGATCTCCAGTTGGTTCAATTTCAACAAAGTCGCCCGTAATGGGTTTGCCGCAGCCATCACATAGCGTGGTGCGGGTATAAGTGCCACCGCAATATGGGCACCCACTGAAATGCTCATAAGGCGGGGAGTCTAACCCATGGCGTTCTTCCCAATGTTTTGGATTATCGAAGGTTTGGCCGCAATCCAGGCAAGTATATTCGCCGTACATCAGCGTTTCACTTTCCAAACCGCTGTATTGCACCCGGATTTTCCGGGGCGTCTTCCGACGATCGTAATTTTGCCCTCAGCTTTCATTTCTGTTAAACGCGGCCTTACAAAGTTAGGGCTGTTGTCCGGGATTTTTCCCTCGGCAACCAGTCGCTCGCCAATTTCATCGGCTGTCATGCCGCCAGGATCACCGCTGGTCAAGACCTCCAAAATCATAGCCTTGCGGCTGGGGGATTTCGGCTTGACTTGGTCATATGCCTCACGGCGATCTCTTAGTGCGATGCTCATGAAAACCATCCCTTTCTATCCGACAAATGCCAGTTTCTGTTGCAGTTATGGTTGGGCAGATCCATCCACCCTCTTGAACACGACCTCTTCGCGTTTTACTGGACGGGTAGGATAAATCCGCTACCCCCCCCACAGTGCATTCAATATAGCCTTGCTTTGTAGCTTGTTTGATCCGAATTGTCTCACTCATTTTGAACCTCGTAAACTGCACAGGGCGGATTCCCGTGGGTCTGCGCCCTTAATGTAGGAGCCTCCGGTTTGATGGTACACCTCTTTTGCGCCCGTCCCTGGGGATCAACGATTCCGATCGGGGGGGGGTAATTGATACCAGCCGGTCTTCGCTCCACCCCCCCCCAGCCTCGGCTTTCAAGGCGCGGGCAATGGTGGAACCGTCGTAGACACGATTGGCGTCACCGTTATAGTCATTGATATATCCGAGTTGTCTCAACTCGTCGCTTCTGACTAAATGATTTTCTTTGTTGCTAATAACACCAGCATCAAAGGTGGACAGAGCCTTTTCAAAAGCTCCAATACCAGAGAAGAACGAGCCAATCACCATATCCTCAAAGAGATATGGCATGGCATCATACAGTTCCGTCATAATGGAACAAAGCACATCCACTACGATGGAATTGCCAGCCTGCTTGTAAAGCTGAGAACCAGAGCGGTCATTACCCCCATAAAGGTTTTCGTTCATGGCCGACCTTGCCTTATAGAAATCCTCGTCGGAAAAGCCCATCAGTCTCCAACACTCCTTTTGGGTCAACTTACGAACTCGAAATCCTGTTTTGATCTCTTTGTCAGCGGTCGTGGCGTTATTTTCAATCACTCTTTTGTGCCCCCCCCGTCGAGAGGACGAATAGTTCCGCAGACATCATCTTTGAAAAAGCGAATACCTTCGTCACATCGTTGTTCGCATACAACTTTCACATTGGTTTCCTCACTTTCGATCAACACATAGTTTTCTTACTCATTGTGTTCTAAAACTCCTGTCATCTGCTGATTGCCAAACCCTTTATAATCTCGGGCCAGCAAGGTCGAGGATGTATCACAGAGTCCGTCGAACTGAGTGCCTTTCTTACTTAACTTTATCCCTGCAAGTAAGCAAGTCCCAGCAGTGGCGGTCTGTGGAACCTCTTCCACTGGTGCGGACGGTACAACTAATTGGTCTGATCGGGGGGGGGCGATCATAGCATCTACCTTGTCATCTGACAGGTAGTAGTGCTCGTCTACCCTATCCTCCAGCATATCCACCAACGCCTTTTTCAGTGGGATTGGCGCAGGAAATTGGAACTTCCCGTTGTCCAAATCCTTACGAATAATGACACAGTAGACACGCTCGCGATTTTGTGGGATACCATAGTTTTTCGCATTCAAGACCTGCCAATAGACGTTGTATCCGTAGTCTTCCAGCTCTTTGACAAAGAGATCGAAAGTGGGACGAAAACGAGAACCCGTGATATTTTTCACGTTTTCGTAAATAGCGAACCGGGGTTTCTTTTCTCTCAAAAAACGCAACCATTCAACAAGAAGGGAAGATCGGGTCTTCTCGATCTCTGTTGTTCCGCACTTTGGGCAATGGTCACGCTGATCAAAGTGGGCTTCTAGGGGATTGTACACATGGCCGCAGCACTTACAAGTCCACGCAGCCCCCCCCTGTTTGCCCGCTATACTAAAGTCCTGGCAAGGACTTCCGCCGAACATAGTGTTGAAATCAGGAACTGTCTTTTCATCGGCTAAGGTGATATCGCCAATGTTAAGAGCCGGATCAACACCATGCACTGCGCAATAGCTTTCTGCGGCGTACTTATCGAACTCGCAGAAAAGGGCAGTATTATATTTCAAGTTGATTCCTCCTGTATTGATTTTCTTTGTTGCTATTAGAGGGTTAAGGGCGGTTTGAGTTTCCACCCTTAACTTACCTCTATTCTAGCACATCGGTTCCATGAAGTCAATGATTTTCTTTGTTGCTTAGGAAGAAATTTTAGATTGCGGAAGCGTAATGCAGGCTTTTTTCGTAGATATGAACAATGGACAAATAGTCAACCTGCTTTTGCTTCAGATCCTCCGAAGCCTCGTCATACCAATAGGTAAACTTGCAATTTGCCCCAGGCACAACGGTCATTTCTCTGGATGTGTCATAGACCGCATCCTCTGTGTTGACCCGCACATCACAAATATTGTTGTTTTTGTGATCATACAGTTCGATCTCACGCGTAAACTCGCCATCGAACAAGTCAAGGCCAACACGGCGGTTCATCAAAGTTGTTCCATCCGTGAAGTGACAGGTAATACGGTATTGTTCCTGATTGAGGTTCAGGATGTTCAAATCTTGGATAGCAGTTTCGAACGGTTCTCCGGTATTCAGCTCAAATGCGATAGCCCGCAGGCAATCGTAATTCAAGTTGATACGCTTGGAGAACGCAACCACCTTCTCAATTTCACCGTAGTATGCATCATGCAGCTTATCCGTCAGATACTCCTTGATCTCGGCGTCAGACGGATAATCGAAACGGAAGTGGTAATGAAAGCGCCCAGGTCTGTTGACCAGATAATCGTTCAGCTTTCTCAGCTCATTGCAGGTGATCACGAAAAGCTTCTTGCCATGAGCTACACCGTCGAAAAGACTGAGCAATCCGGCCTGGGGATCGGCTTCATTCTCGCCCACACGGATGTTCCCAAAGGTCTTATCGAACTCATCAAAGAGTACAAGTACCTCCTGATCGATAGACTCGATATAAGAGGCAACGCCGGGGATAAATTGATCGACGATCAAAACAGGGATACCCTGATCGACAGCCATTTCGCAGAGCCGCTTGGCAAACAGAGACTTGCCGATACCCTTGTCTCCGCTGAGAATAACACCAAGGCTACGGTCAAATCCGGCAAAGGAGCGCAGCACTTTCCACGCTTTCTCCTCGTGGACGCCGTAGATCTTCTCATTGATCTTCAGATCGGCGTGCGCCTCCAAATAGAAGCCAGACATTTTCGTAAAGCAGACGGTATAGGTCTTGGCCGGTAACCTGTCATATACCTGCAGGCTGTCATTGTAAATTTCAAAACGGGTATCGATATTGACAACTTTCAATTCATACACTCCTTATCCATAGCTAATATCGTTTTTGTCAGTTCTCAGTGAGACGAAGATAGGAAACTGTAAGCTTTCCGCACCGGTTGTCTTATCACTGGATACCTCTTTGTATTTGACCTCGCAGAGCACGCCGGCCAGTTCATCACGGCGGTTCCAGTATTCTGCCCGTTGTTCATCTGAAAAACCAGATCCGACACGAACAGGATTGCCCTTGTAGTCCAGCACGAAAGCTCCCAGGGTGCCGGCCAGCCGTCCGCCTCCCTCCTCGCACTCAATGATGGGGAGATCCATCGTATAAAAACGCTTTACTTTGAGGATACCGTTATGACGCTTCCGTTTGTACGGGACATCCAAATTGACCATCAGTCCTTCTTTGTCTTCTCTTACCATCTGATCCAACAGCTCAGGGATTTTGTTTTGATCGGTGCCCATATAGAGAACGGGCAGGATTTTTACATGGTCATCCTCCGGGAGCAGTGCAGCTACGGAATCCAACGCACTGCGACGCGCCGTGTAGGTCATAACACATCGATCACTTTCAAACTCGGAGGTATTGACGACATCGAAAATTGTGTAGCAAATGCACATTTTATCCACATCATCAGAGTTAATAATGCCCGTAGCTTTGCGGAATGCCTCATTGTCGCTTAGGTCGCCCTTGTCCAGTAGCGTCAGCTCCCCATCGAATACCAGGCCATCAAATTTCTTAACAGCCAAGATATCTATGATATGGTCAAGCCCTTCATAGGGAACGCCACTTCGAGCGTAGAGCTTGCCTTTATAGTAGGTAGCACGAACGCCATTCAGCTTCTGAGTAAGAGCGAACCATACATTCTTTTTGAGCGGATACTTTTCGACGGGATAAGCCTGCTGCACCTCCCACTCAGGGATCAGGCCGGGGATAATTTTGTTGACAGTTTTGGCCGTAACACCAAGGCGAAGCGTTTTTGCCAGCAGCTTCTTATAAAAGCCTCTTTCACAAGGCGTACAAATATCCAGAAAGGCGCATACCTGATAAATAGTGGCATCATCCAGGGCTTTTCGGGCGGCGAGTGTTTCACAAACGGTATAGATATCGCACAACACCAATGTGATATCCGGATCATACTGGACAGGGCGGTTCATCGTCTGCTCGGAGATCTTGTAGGTAAGCATGGGGTTGAGCGCATAGTAAAGAAGTTTACGGAAATCATCATCGTCTTTGAACTGCCGCAAAATTTCCTGCTTTTTCAATATGCTCGACTCATACTTCATCTCATAGATTGCCATAATCGCATTTAGCATAACTGCATCCTCGATTTTCTTTGCCCCAAATCAATGCCAGACTGTAGTTCCATAGGTCGGCATGGGGGCAAGCTTATGGAGATTCTTCTGGTGGAGGTCTTCGATTATCCGTTCATTTGCCTCATTCTCACAATAACTAGTCGTGATGAATTGATCGATCTCCTGGTAGCTGACTCCCAGATTATCCTCGTCTGTCTTTCCACACAGTCCGTCAGAAGGTGTTTTGTCCACCAAGTCAGCGGGCAATCCGAGTTCATGGCCGATCTGGATCACCTCATGAACCATCAGATTGGCAAGAGGGCTGAAATCACCAGCACTGTCGCCAAACTTGGTAGAATACCCGACATAATCTTCAGACCGATTGCAGGTGTTGGCAACACGACCACCGTTGGGGAGAGATTGAGCGATGGCGTAGAGAGTTGCCATACGCAGACGGGCGGGAAGATTGATGCGGGCATTTCTGCTGATTCCACCAAAAACGCAATCGATCTCAGCAGTCAAACCAACATACGCATCTTCCAGATTTACCACATAATTCTCGATCCCAAGGTGATCGATAAGCCGATAGCTATCTTCTATATCGCTCTGGATACCATTGGGCATCGCAACACCGATTACATGATCATTTCCCAGCGCCTCCACGCACAACGCCGCGACAACGCTGGAGTCCTTGCCTCCAGAAATTCCTACCACGGCAGAACATCCAGGGCCGTTCTGTTCGAAATAATCACGAATCCACTGGACAACCTCGTCCTTGGTGCTTTTCGGATCAGCTAACATATTGTTAGTACCTCCCTTAATCAGAAATCAAGGCGACGTTCATGCTGTGTATCAGATACGTCACGCCGTCAATCTTCACTTGAACCTGATCGCTATTTTCATAGTCCTTCCATGACTGAACTTTACCAGTCACAATCTCGCCATTCGGAAGACTGATAATTGCGCTATTGAAGTTGTAGGTGGTATCGATTATCTGCTTATTACACCCAGTCAGTGCAAGGCATAATGTAAAAGCAGATACTACTGAAAAAATACATTTTTTCATAGCAGGTCGCCTCCTTCTCTTAAAAATTGCCTCCGTGAAGGTTCTTGCGAACTTTATCCAGGGTATAGACTTTCA